TAAAGGGGCCAAATGATCTCTTGCAATTATACGAAGGAAAGTATAAACAAGCAGTAGAAGGCTTCTCAATAGAACAAATGGGAAGAAGAAGACGAGACGAATATCAAAGTGGTGTTCCTCGTATAGGTAAATAGGAGAAAATAAACATGGCTATAACACAAGCAATTGCAAACTCTTTTAAAAAACAATTATTAGATGGTGACATGGATTTTACAGCAGCACCTTCTGGTGATATTTTTAAAATAGCTCTTTATACTTCTTCAGCAACTCTAAACTCAGCGACAACTTCTTTTACGACTGGAAACCAAGTTCCAAACTCTGGACAATATACTTCTGGTGGTGGAAAGTTAGTTAACAATGCAACTTCAATTACAGCTGGTGTAGCAAGAGTAGACTTCGCAGACAGATCGTTTACGAACGTTACTATTACTGCTAGAGGAGCATTAATCTATAACACATCGTTCTCAAATGCAGCGGTGGCAGTTTTAGATTTTGGAGCAGATAAAACAGCTACATCTGGAGTTTTCACAATTCAGTTTCCGGCTAACACATCAACAGCAGCGATTCTAAGGATCTCTGGTTAATCGTAGGAGGTAAACTCCTATGAGTGGATCAGGAACTTGGGGTGCCGGTGTCTGGGGTCAAAACCAATGGAATGATTTAGCAGACCCAACTTTTACAGTTACGGGTATTGCCCTTAGTGCATCTTTAGGTGATGAAACAACTGTTGGTGAAATCAACACTGGTTGGGGTAGAGCCGGCTGGAATGATTTTGCGTGGGGTATTGCAGGAAATCTTATAGCTCCTGGTGACGCTGTTACAGCTACTTTAGGAACTGCCGTAGCATCTATTGATGTATCTACTGGCCCATCTACAAATAACAATCAACTTATTACAACTACTCTTAATTCTGTAACAGTTGATATTCAAACAAAAGTATTTCCAACTGGTAATGCAATAACTTCAGCCTTAGGAATAGCCGATGCTGGTCCTGATGCAATGGCTACAGGTATTGCAATGTCTATGGGTCTTGGAACCATAGATGCATTTAACCAAACAGGTTGGGGTAGACAAGGTTGGAACGTTAATGCGTGGGGAGTTGAAGGTCAGTTTGCAAACGTTGATGTAACAGGTATTGCAATGACAGCGGCTGCTGGAACATTAGCAGCCACAGGTACAGCCACTTTAACTCTTAATACTTTAAACGTAGCACAAGCAACTTTAGGTAATGTAGATCCAGCACCAGATGCTTCTGTTACAGGTAATTTAGCAGTTTTAAATTTAGGAACAGCTGTAGGTCAAGCTGGTGCAGGTGCAACACCAACAGGTATTGCAATGACAGCAGGATTAGGAACAGCTGCGGGTGTTCCGGGTCAAAATATTGTACCAACAGGTTTTCCATTAAACAATCAATTAGCTTCAGTTTCTGTTGCAATTCATATAGATATTGAAGTTACAGGTTTAAGCTTGACTATGAACCAAGGATCTGGTAGTGCTTTAATCTGGAACGAAGTTGATACAGGTTCAGCGCCTATAACACCTCCAGGATGGACAGAGGTGGCTGCATAATGAGTTTGACAGAAACTCATATTTTTAATAAAATGAACGTATAAGGAATTAAAAAATGGCGAATTCAACATCTGCTAACCTAAAACTCACAGTACAAGCAACCGGTGAAAACTCGGGAACTTGGGGTCAAATTACAAATACAAACTTACTTATTTTAGAACAAGCTATTGGTGGTTTTACAACTTTTAACTTAACTAACGCTAATAGATCTTTAACTTTTACAAACGGTGCTTTATCAAATGGTAAAAATGATGTTATTAAATTAACAGGAACTTTAGCAGCAAACAGAACAGTATCCATTCCAGATTCAATTGAAAAAGTTTATAACGTACAAAACGCATGTGATCATGCAGGAAACACTTTAACTTTTAAAACATCATCAGGTACAGGAGTCCTTTTATGTGAAGGAAATAACTATGTATTATATTCTGATGGTACAAATGTTGTAAAATTATCTGAGCAAAGAAACTGGAGAGTAGTTTCAGCAGCTGAAACAGTTCAAGCTGGTGCTCAACTTTTAGTAAATACAAATGGTGGGGGAGTGACAATAACGCTACCTGCTTCTCCTGCTACTGGAGATGAAGTTTCATTTGTCGATCAAGGTTATGATTTCAATAGTAATGCATTGACTGTTGGTAGAAATGGATCTAATATAGCTAATGCAGCGTCAGATCTTACAGTTAATACACAAGGCGCAGCTTTTTGTTTAGTCTTCTCTGGAGATGCAACAACTGGTTGGACGTACAAGGAGAAATAATAGATGTCAAATTACGAAGCTACAAAATACAATTTTTCTGGTGCAGACCTTACAGGTATCGAAGGAATTCCTACGGCTACTATTGTGCCGTGGTCTTCTTCTTCAGTGCCAACAGGTTTCTTAGAATGTAATGGTGCATTAGTTTCAAGATCAACTTATTCTGCTTTATTTGCTATCGTAGGAACAACTTACGGAGCTGGAGATGGCGCAACTACTTTTAAACTACCTGACCTACAAGATAACGTAGCAATGGGTAAATCTGGAACTAAAGCTTTAGCATCAACTGGTGGAGCGAATACTGTGGCTTCAACTGGAAACGTTGGAGGATCAACAGCTAACGCAACTTTATCAACAGCACAACTTGCTTCTCACACTCACGAAGCTAGAACTAGAAACACGAATGGTACTCAGGTTTCTGTACCGTACGCTACTAGTGCTAACGTATCACCTAGAGGTGATATAGTTCTATCAACAGGGTCTGGTCAAGGGCACTCGCACAATATGAGTGCAACTTTTACAGGTGATTCAACTTCGGTTATACAACCTTACTTAACAATTATTTATATTATTAAAACTTAGGAGAAATTATGGCAACAAATTCACAATGGACAGTAGTATTTGACGATAAGATGGTAATTAAAAACTACGCTGAAGGTGCTGAGGAAGGAATTGGATATAAAATTAGTGACGATGATTTTTGGGGATTAGCTAAATGGTCTAACATATGGGCTATTCAATATGGAACTGCAAATCCTAATGATACTGTAGAATACAGAGATGAGACTCCACATTCTACTTGGGAGAATGCTAACTTAGGTGATTTTACAGATTTTACTAGTAGATGGGATTCAACTCACTTGACTCAATTACAATCTAATTGGGATAACGCTAAACTTGTAGATGATCAAGGCAATGAAATTGCTGAAACAGAAGCAGATAAAATAGCTAGATTAGGTCCAAGACCTACTTCTTATTCCTCTTCTTAATCTAAAAATATTTTATATTTAAAAGTTAAGACCATTCTTAAATCATTAACATCTCTTCTTACTTCTCGAGCGCAGTGTTCTATACTGCCATCAAAAACAGTTATTCTTCCAGGTTTGGGAAGAACACTTTTTAATATGTCTTGAGTATTTTTATTATAAAAAACAGTTTCTCCTGCGAAATTAAAGTCCCAAAAATTATTTAAATAATACATAACTGTGATACCTCCTTTTGATTCTAAGGTTTCTTCATAGTCTATATGTGACTCATGAATAGTTCCATAAGGATTAGCACTAGCATATGTTCTTTCTGATTTTAATAAATCAAATATATGTATATTTTTTAATATGTTTTCAGTGTGATTTTTTAATCTTTTTTCTATTTTATTTTTACACTTTACTATGTAATTAAATTTTCTCCATATAGGTGTTCTTCCAAAACCTGAAAAATTCCAATCCACACGATCTTTAAAATAAAAATAATTAGTATCAATGTCCTGTTTATCTAGGTAGTCATCAAAGACTAAAATCATATCTTGATCTAGCTTACTAGCGAGAAGAATTATTCTTGTATTTTTATTTGTAGTTTTGTTTTCTTTATATTGATAAATTAAAGATTCAGCTTTAGGTCCTATTAAATTTTTAATAACAGATCTATCCGTTTCTATTTTATCATAGATACAATAGAATAAACCTGCATAGCATAAGTCTTCTTCACGCTCCCATTTTCTTAATTTATTGTATACATTGACTAAATGTTGAAAAAGACTTTTATCATGATGTGAAATTTCTTGAGTTTTTTTAGAAATTAAATAATTAATACAATTAATGTATTTGTTCATACTCCTCTTAACATCATCCAAGAAGTTAAAATATATTTTTCACCCGACAAAGGTGTATTACCTCTATGAAGATATGGAAAAGCAGCTGGCCAAATAACTATTCTACCGGTCTTAGGTTTTACTCTTTTTGAAAAATGTAAGAACTCTGTTTCTCCGCCTTCTTCTACGTCATTTAAATATATGGTAAAAACAAAAGCTCTAGGCTCATTGTCAAATCCTTTACCATGTTCAATATGCCAAACATGATATCCTTCTGTAGGCAAGGTTTTTTGAATCTTTAAAGAAGTAAAATGAAAAGGAATTCCATCATAAGCTTCTTTAGCTCCTACATTTGTAACATAATGATTCCAAGCTAAATCAAAATTTAACATCATAGGTTTTAATGACTCCCACCAAACATCAATGTTATTATTAGCTGCAAAAAACTGTTGGTCTTGTTTTTGTAAAACAGATGCATTTTCAAAAGCTATTCTATTAATGGTTTGATTAAATTTATTTTGATTTTCATACAATTGTATGGCTTTATTACAATCTTCTTTTGTAATGTAGTTATCGTATATCCCTATAAAATTTGTTATGTTAACTGTTTTTTCGTTCATGTTTTTTCTTTTCTAAAAAGAATAATTCTCTTTCTTTTTTCCAATTAGTTTTTTCATTTATATTCATGACAATACAATATCTTTTAGTATCTTCAATATTAGTATCAACATAATGTTGTATACAAGGAGGGAAGAAATAATAATCTCCAGGTTTTGGAGTTATTCTTATATTTAATTCTGGTAAACATAAAGGCATTCCTTCTGTTAAATATAAAATACAATGATAACAGTTGTGCTCATGAAGTTGAACATAATCATTTTTACCTAATTCATTTCCCCAACAATTAGTAATTATTTTCTTCTCATAAAAATATTGAAACAGTTTCTGATCAGATAATTGGTGTTTGTTTATACAATAATTAATAAATTTTGTAGTTAAGGGATGATCGTTAAAAGCATCCCAATCTGTTTTTTTTCCTTTTACATTTGATGCGTATCCTTCTTCTTCAATTAAATTTTTTTTAATTTCTATAGTAAAATTGTGTATATCTTCTACGTAAGGATAGTTTCCAAATGTTATTAAAACAGTTCTAGGATATGTTATACACATACTTTGACTGTGTGATAATCTTGGATCTTTGTCTATAAATTCTACCATTTTCCGACTTTCATTCTGTAAAAAACTAATATATAAGCTACTATATGCTACAGAAATTAAAATTCAAGGCTGGATTTAACAAACAAGATACAGAATCAGGGGCAGAAGGTCAATGGACTGATGGTGATTTTGTTAGATTTAGATATGGACTACCAGAAAAAATAGGTGGTTGGTTACAACTAACAGCAGCTAATAAAACTTTACCAGGAGCTGCCAGAGCTCAAGTTGCATTTTCAAGTTTTGCAGGTGAAAAATATTCTGCAATTGGAACATCTCAAGGTTTATTTCTGTATTATGGTAATGATTTTTTTGATATTACTCCTTTAGATACAGCTATCACTGGAGGCACTTTAACAACTGTTAATGCATCTAGAACAGTGACTATCAATAAAGGTTCGCATGGTTTGGCTGTTGGAAGATACGTAACTCTTTCATCAGTGACTGTAACAGGGGCATCTGATTTTACAGCGGCTGAATTAGAACAACCATATGAAATATTAACTGTACCCGACGTAGATAAATTTACAGTGCAAGCTTCACGTGCTGAAGGAGGCACTGGTATGACAGCGGCTGGTGCTGTAACTGTTAATCCATATGTTGAAGTGGGACCAACAACTCAAACAACTGGTTATGGTTGGAGTACATCAACGTGGGGAGCATCTACATGGGGAACAGCTAGAGCAACTAGTGATGTGACTCTGGATCCAGGAAACTGGAGTCTTGATAACTTTGGTCAAGTATTAGTTGCAACTATATTTAATGGTAAAACTTTTACATGGAATGCAGGCGCATCTAATCCACGAACAATAAGAGCGTCGTTAACCACATCTAATTTTCAAACTACTAACAATCCTACTGCTACTAGATTTACATTAGTTTCAGATCGAGATAGACATTTGTTTCATTTTGGAACTGAAACAACTATTGGTGATACGACAACACAAGATCCAATGTTTGTAAGATTTTCTAATCAAGAAGATTTAAATACATATACACCGACAGCCACCAACACTGCTGGTACGTTTAGATTAGATACAGGAAATGAGATAAGAGCAGCGCTCCAAGGTAAAGATTATGTGTTTGTTATAACTGATCTTGCTGCATATGTTATTCAATTCGTAGGTCCACCATTTACATTTAGTGTTAGACAAGTTGGTACTAACTGTGGATGTATAGGTCAACATGCAGCGACCTTTGTTAATGGTGCTGTGTTTTGGATGGGATCGCAGGGTGGATTTTTTGCATTTGATGGTACAGTAAAATCGTTACCATCTCTTGTAGAAGATTTTGTATTTAGCACAGACGGAGATAATCTTGGATTAAATTTTAACTCAAGAGATGTTATCTTTGCAGGGTCAAATAATTTATATACAGAAGTAAATTGGTTTTATCCAAAAGATGGATCTGATCAAATTGATAGATGTGTAACATATAATTATTCTGAAAATTGTTGGACAACATCGTCTCTAGATAGAACAACATATCAAGATCAAAGCGTATTTGATAATCCTTACGCTACAGATTACGATGATACATTAACACCAGTTTTTCCTGACATATTAGGAATTACAAATAAATACGGAGCTAGTATTTATTATGAACACGAAGTTGGAACAGATCAAGTTACTAGTACAGCAACCACAGCTATTCCTGCATTTATAAGATCTGGAGATTGGGATATAACATCTAGACGTAGTGCTTTAGGTCAAGCGACCGGTATTGCAGATTACAGGGGAGATGGTGAGTTTTTCATGGCTGTTAGACGATTTATACCTGACTTTAAATATCAAACTGGTAACGCTAAAGTAACATTGTTAGTCAGCGCATATCCAGACGATGTGGCTGTAAGTTCTCCTCTTGGACCCTTTACAGTTACGTCAACAACTGATAAGGTAGATACTAGAGCCAGAGGAAGACTTGTATCTGTAAAGATAGAAAACGATGGTACAGGTGAAACCTGGAGATACGGCACACTAAGATTAGACGCACAACCGGATGGTAGAAGATAATGGCTGAAATAACCGCACAAGATTTATACAATCAATTGACGCCTCTTGAAAAACAACAATACGATGGTGTTATGGGTATGGGTGGATTTAAACAAAAATATGAAGAAAATCCAACTTCTCAATTTGTTCTTGGAGATGCTAATTATGCAAAATTTAAAGCTGTTGCTGATGCAGAAAAAGCAATACCTGAAAAAGGTATTTTTAGTATTTTTAGTTCAGCAAGCGCAGCGGAACCGGACATAGGATTAAAACTTGCTGGTGATGTAGCGAGTAAAGTATCGAATACACCTGGGTTTGATATCCTACTAAACCGTGATGGCACAATTTCAACCGTACCTGTAGATACAAGTAGTGGTTTACCTTTTAACGTTGGAGAGAGACTTTTTAATCAATTTAATAATGCTGGTGCTGTGCCTAATGTAGCAACTGAACCTTATATAAGTCCAACTTATTTAATGAAACAACAATTAGGAATGGTTCCAACAGGCATTACTGCATCATCAGCAGCACAAAATGTATCATCAGTTCCTTTTGGAACAAGTATAGATAATATTCAAGGATTTACTGATAAAAAAGATTTTTCGAGACCTGAAGAAAAAACAGGTATTACTAAATTATTTGAATTCTTACAAAAGTTTTCACCTATAAAAGCATTACAAGGTTTAGGATCTATGTTAGACTTTAGAGACTCTCCAATGTATAGACCTGCAACTATAGGTGTTGGTGGATACACACCAGAACAATTAAATAGAATGAATGCGTTAGGTGGATATTACTCACAACCTATGATAGCGTATAGAAGAGATGCAAAAAGTTTATCAAACATGTTAAGAAGAGCAGCGGCTGATAAAAGTTTTAGTAAAAAACGTTTAAAAGAACGTTTTGAACAATTTGGTTTAGATCCTGATACTTCTGGAGGTATGATTGATAGTATAAGAGAATCTTCTCAAACAGGTTATGGAGGATATGGTAGCAGAGAAGCTGCAAAAGCAGCAGCTGCAAGCGGTGGTAGAGATTATAGTTCATCACCTGGAGCTATGGCTGGTGATATGGAGTATGGAGAAGAATAATGGCTAAAGTAACAAATTACATACCTGAACCAAAACAAGAATACGATGTAGAAAATCAAAGACAGATACTAGAGTCTTTAAATACTTTACAACAACAACTTAATTTTTCTTTTCAACAAGACTTGAAAAATGAACAGGATGCATTTAATTACTTTCTATCGTGAGTATATTTTATAAAAATCAAGGTTTTAAACAATCTGGCACGGGTAAAGCTACAGTGCTTACTTGCCCTACGGATGGAACAATTATAGTTAAAAGTGTATATTGTGCAAACAATGATGCATCATCAGGTGTTCTGGTACAGATGAATTTTGTTGACTCATCCGACTCTAGCACAGAATACGAATTTTTTAGAGATGAGGTGGCTGCTAAATCGCAAGTAAATGCCACACCTCAAGGCTTGAATTTAGAAGCAGGAGATGCTATAACTGTACAAGCAGCTACAGGCAGTAATACAATACAAGGCCTGATAAGTTATGCTTTAATAAATAGAGAGAATGAAAACGGATAATTTACCAAAGATCGATTGTACAACTATAGTAACATATAGAAATACAAAAACTGGTGAAACATATAAAGAGAAGAAAGAAGGACCTGATATTGTACAAGACGTTACTGTGCAAGTAACTAACCAAGGTTTAGAAGTCTTCCAGAAAGTGATGAATGATAATAAGAAACCAAAACCCTAAGGGTGGAACAGAACTACAATTTGAGTATTTAGAAAAATACGTAGATAAAAATTTATTAGATCAAGTACAGATTTGTACCTCGGTGCCTGAAAAAATACCGTTGCATGCAACTAAACCAAATATACTTTGGCAAAAAAACTCTTACGATCAACCTAACTTAGCTCCTTGGTTTAAAAACCCAGCTAATCATAATAAGTATGACTGGTATGTTTTTAATTCACATTGGACGTACGAAAAATTTAGATACAATTTTAATATACCTACAAATAGATGTGTAGTTATTAAAAACGGTATTGATAAAATAGAGCAAGCTAAACCATATCAAAAAGGTCAGCCTATAAAAATAATACATCAAAATACTCCTTGGCGTGGTTTATCTGTATTGTTAGGTGCAATGCAACTAGTAAAAAATCCTTTGGTTACTTTAGATGTATATTCGTCTACAGAAGTTTACGGTAAAGATTTTTATGATCAAAACGATCATGAATATAAAGAGCTTTACGAACAAGCCCATAAATTACCTAACGTAAATTATTTAGGTTATAGACCTAATCAATACATAAAAGATAATTTAAAAAATTATCATATGTATGTGTATCCTAGTATCTTTGAAGAAACATCTTGTATATCTTTACTTGAGTGTATGGCTGCAGGTTTATATTGCATTGTTGATGACTTAGGTGCTTTGTATGAAACGGGTGCAGAGTTTCCAATGTATATACCATACGACTCTAATCACAGAGCACTTGCACAGAAGTTTGGTTTTGGTATAGAACAAGCATCACACACGTTAGATCAAAAACAAATACACGACCATTTAGATTCACAATCTAGATACGCACACATTTATTACAACTGGAATAAAATTGCTATGCAATGGACAACATTTTTAAAAGGAGTAATTAGTGCAAAACCCAAATAAACCTATCTGGTTTGAAAAACAAAAAACAGTAGAAGTAATAGATTTATCTGAACCAGCTGATAGATCACCATATAAAATTATGGTCTGCACACCTGTGCATGGCAACGTCTCCATGCATTATTGTCAAGCAGTATTAAAGTTTCAACAAGATTGTTTGATGAGAAAAATACTTGTTAGTTTTACATTAATGCAATCTTCTTTAGTTACTCAAGGTAGAAATCTATGTGTTGCTGAAATGTTAAATCATGAAGATGGTTATACACATTTACTATTTA